TTGCAGACTCAGGTGGCAGCGACGCAGAGGAGGAGGAAGAGGTTGTTGAAGAGGAGAAGCCAAAGCCTAAGAAGAAGAAGGTTGTCCGTCGCAAGAAAACCAAGAAAAGTGATGCCTAATTGCATTAGATAAATAGAAATAATGATTTATAAAATTTTTATTTCTATGATAAATTAGTTTTTAATCTATGCTAACACCAGTACGACATCTTTCACGCATAAATCCATAATTTCTCCAGCGTAGTAACCTGCCATTAGTGCATTAAACAAGGGAACGGCTTGAGGATTTGACGGGACGGGTATCTTTGCCTGTATTAAGTTATTTGGCGGCAATGAACAAATGGGTCCCGAACTGCTGGCAGGTCCTGGTCCGCCCAAGACAAGTGGATTATTGCCTGTTACTAGATTGAATGTGTAAGTTCCTGTCGAAGTTGTTAAGATAAATGTTGCCTTTGCTATTCTAATATCAGAATTCTGTGGTCCCAATGCGACGTCAAACCATAAATTACAGAATATAGTCCCGAGCGGGTTAATCTGGGGCGGCGTTGGCGGCTGTTTAATCGCCGCCGCCGCTGCGCCAAATTGGACATTTGTTACTGCAATAGGGTTATTTAAAAGCGGCGTTCCTAAAAGTAGGGTTTGTGGACCCTGCTGCTGAGCAGGTACTAAAGACCCGCTATTGCCGTAAGCACCTCCGAAGCAATTCACGGCAGATGCGCTACCGAACCAGTTTCGGTCTAGGTCGTCTACAAACAGATCCGTTTTCCACTCGGCGCACTTATCCAAACCGCCGACGCCGCCCTCTATTTCTAACACTTCATACGGTGTAAGACCGCAGCCTGGTTTCCCCGGCTGAATTGTTTTATAATATGGTGTATTAATATTACCAATACCACCAGCGGCTGCTAAACATTTGTTTGCAGGCGTTACACAAAAGGGTGGTATATTCTTATATGTTTTATGCCACGCAACCATATGTACAAGGGGCGTTGCACATATTCCTCTAGCACAGCTAACTCTTTGATTGATGTAACCTCCTAAAATTCCGCGGCGACCGACTCTAGACGGGCATCCCGACATTTTTAAACCCAGTTGATTTGTATTAACAGAACCTGTCCGTTGTTTTGCTCTTCCATAGTATCTTACCATTATGTATAGTACTATGATTATAATTTAAGATAAATATAAATATCACCGCGCTTACTCGTATCATATAAATCATCATATTGTGCAAGCAATAACCCGCGTTTTCTTAGTATATATGTTTGTTTCTTACATATTTTCAATAATTTACATTCTACTTGAAATGTTTTATCTCCAATATTAAATGTTAACTCTTCATTTTTTAGTATTTCATTCACATCGCCTTCGATAGTAATATGGATATTGTTATAATTATCAATGAATATATTGCTGGGCAACTCAGGGATGCACTGTAAAATGAGGTCATTTCCTGACACATCATATGTTATTTCTGTATGCCAAAGTGGTACATAATAATCTCTCCCCTTTTGTGTTAATTTGAAAATTTTGTCACAGATTAAATCATTTATATCTGGATTTAATATTATTATATTATCGGAACTGGTTTTCTTGTTTATTATATCCAAAATATCGTTACTAAGATCATCATCTATGTTGAAGATGTCCTTGTATTTCTTAAGATAATTATATACATGGCATGCGCGGTCCTTATTCATTTTTTCTATTATTTTTAAAGTTACTGTTTTACAAGAGTTGGTCAACGTTTGTAGGGTGTTATTAATAAACTTATCATCATCTTCTAATTCGGGTATCATAAATTTCATACATTTCTTGAAGAATGCGACATATGATATATCATCATCTTCTTCAGAAATTGGCATATTTTTATGCCGGAGTAGAAAATCGTACGCTTCTCTCCCTTTTCTAAATTTATCAGCATCTTGTGATGCTGTTTTATCGGGATGATACTTTAACGAATGACGGTAGTACGCATGCTTCAGCTCTTTATCCGAATATTCTGGTTTAAGATCTAAAATTTCTAATGCACTATTATAATTCATGAACAACACTACATAAATAGAACATCAATCTCTCTAAATGATAGATGGGTCTATAATTATTATTGTAAAATTTCAGGAAGTTGGAGAGAAAGAACTGGATATTTTCTAGGTGCTCACCATCTATATTTTTCTCTTTTATGAAATGTGCCAATATCTGCCACAGACATTCATAAAGATCCAAATGATAAATAAATATATCATATATCCTATCTCTAAAAGCTAAATATCCCAATTCTTTATAATTTTCTAAATCATTAATTAACCGATCAACAATAATTCTATTTGGATACCTCAGTTCATTATTTTTACTTACTATAGACTTGATATTTGATATATTTTTTGTATCAACGGTATTAAAAAGAGTAGAACCTATACACTTTTTATATTGTGATTTGGTTGGTCTTTTTATTGGTATCGTAATACAACGATTTAATATACTTTTTGGTAAAAAACTAACAGTTTCTGTGATAAGAATAAAGGCTATTTTAATATTTTTATGTTCCAATGATTGCATATAGCTATAAAATATATCTAATAACTCATTATGAATTTTATGAAAGTTTTTACATACTATTATTCCTTTATGCGATTGTCTAGCGGATAAAATATCCAATATTGCTTTGTATATTTCATTCCATAACACCCTGGCATGACAACCTAATAATTCCATATCAATTTCGAAATGAATATCACTAATTTTAAAAGTGTGTTGCCTTTTTTTTTGATGATTCACATTCATTTTACGCTCATATTTTAATCCAGATGGACTATAGGGTTTTATAAATTTTAATGATTGGGTATACTTTCCTACTCCGGGCGGTCCGTATAAAATCATATTGTTCTGAAAGTCAAAGTTACTATGTATTGTATTAAAAATAGATGTTGTTTCCTGATGAAGATCTTTTTTTTCACAAGATGTCACGTATTCTTCAAACTTAGTTTCATAATACTTCATAGATAATAATCCTCTGTATCTTTATTTAAATACTTACATTTATATTCAAATAATGGATGAGGAGGTACAAGATATTTTAACGCGTATGGAGCAGTATAAAGACACACATCCAAATCTTTCTATACTGTGGAAAACATATCTAGAAGAAAAAGTTAGAAGAACCAAGATAGCAATACAAGAATGTAAAATAGCGCTATCTCAAATTCAAGAATTAAACGATTTAACACCTGAAAATATTCTACTTTTATACTGTATGGGTAACTTAGAGAGTCAATAATTGACTTAAATATATAATTAATAAATATTTAACATGATAATTGCTATAAATCAAGACCAATACAATAAGGATAATATATTATTTTCCGAAAAGACAAAAAACAATATACTAAATAATGGGAATTTTTATCGTATTTTTTATTCACCGTCGTCTTTCAGTATGAATGGTATTCATTTATACTTTGATTTGCAAAACATCCATCTAGAAAGCTATTTCAATAAAATTAAATGTACTTTCGATAAAATTAGAAATAAATCTGTTATTGATAATATTAAACAGTTGGAAAAGGATATATTAGCCGTCAGTCCAAATGAGAATAAAATACCAACATATCGGATAGAAGAACAACTATCTCAGGGATTTATAAAGATATTTTCAGAGGACGAATATAGAAAATTTAATAATCAGAATGTGCAAATATTACTTAAGATTTCGGGAGTATGGACAGATACTACTAATTATGGTATTACTTTTCGTTTTTTCTTTAACCATCCGTGACGAAAGATGTGATTATCACGAATAATTCAATTGCCGCTGCAGAGGTTAATACTGAAAATAAGATGATTGCCGCGACCCAAACACTTCTCCAAGCCGCTGAGTCGCCACTGGGGTCCGATTGCGATGTATAGAATTTATTCAAAATAAATAGCTGCATTACTAATAAGAAAAAGGAAAATCTGTTAAACCAAAAGAATTTTGTTGGTAAGGTGTCTGGATTTTTTTCTAGAATTGGTCTAATTTTTATAGTTACAAATATTAAAATAGCGAGTGGTATTAATGTTCCTAGATTGGGCAACATAACTGAAATAGTATTTAGCGCGCCTCCAAATGTACCAGATTGATTTGTCGCTACAAGCCTCATTGCTAAAATCCACGAAGCCAATAATCCTATACCAAACCAGAGATATGCTGCCAGATTTCCATCCGGAATTCCAGAAATTTGTCCAATGGTAAAAATAGTTACACCAATCAATATAAATATTCTGAATACCCACATCCATTGAAGCATAGTTGCTCCTCGTCTCATATCATTTGTAATTTCACCACCTCTTGCCGATCTCGATGAAAGTGTAGATGGACCTGATTCAGCTGATTCTTTGGTTTCATTTCTTCGCGAACTTGCCATATATATATTAGTATTTATAAAATTAAATACTAATGTTAATCGGAGCAATATGAATATAAAAATAAAATCTAACGATTTATTAAATGAGTAACTTTAATACACAACAAAATCATCCTTTAATTCCCCGAGAACAAACATACGTTCTTGATAGAAAGCTGATCTCTTTTCATTCCACCGATAGAGACATATCCAAATGGCCGGATGCCAATCATTTTGAAATTATGTTACCAGCATCCTTAAAAAATGTACAATCCATGCGATTAGATACTATTTCTATCCCAAATGATCAATATGTTTTTAGTTTTCAATATCAAAATACAATGCTCGCTTTCAGCCTCGCCCCTTATGGACCGACGACATATGAAACATATTATACTATTAAGATTGAAGAAGGGTCGTATACTCCCGATGAATTGGCTATTGAAATACAGACTAAAATGAATAAAGCTGTTTCAGATGAGTTGGGTGTAGTATATAACCACTTTGTTTGCAAATATAATAAGGTGACAAATACCTTTTGGTTTGGAAATAATAAGGAGTTTTTCTCTCTCCGGTTTGATGTTAAACATGATTATGAAAAAACATACAATAGACAACTGTGTCCCAACCAAGTTATTGTTTGGGATAGATACACAAATTGGGGACTGCCCTCGTATCTGGGATATCAGAAAACTATTTATGAAAGTACTAAAACGCCACAACAATGGAACTTCACCACCAACACATTAGAAAATGCTGGAGGACCCTTCGGTTTTGATTATCAAAAAGATAATGTTAGTAAATACTGGCTAAAAGGTAACAATAATACTAATTATATCGTAGATGTTAGAGATCCGAGTCCACCTGCAGATTTATCTGTTCTTTCTGGTTTGATCGGTCGATACGGCGTATCATGGTGCTACCCATGTAATGATAATAGAAGTCCATATCCTCCTTTGCCAGGTCGCGCATCGGGACCCCCTCCGCCCACAGAAAATGAATGGAAACGTAAAGCAAAAATATGTAATATGAATATTATGGGTGCAGATGTTATCTATATGGAGGTAGATAGATATAATACTATGGATGAAATAGCACCTTACTCTAAAAACACATCCGCTGAACGGTGCAATGATTATCATGGAAAAGTAAACTCTGCCTTTGCCAAAATCCCTGTACCCTGTAGAGCGTTCTCACAGATTTTTGATACAAGAAATGCCTTTTTAATGAATATTTCTCATTATGAACCGCCTATTGAACGTCTCACTAGACTAAAATTTAAGTTCCGATATCCTTACTGACGACTGGTTGACTTTAAATGCCTACCGTTGTCATTCACTATTGAATTTAATATGTTACGTAACGAACAACTTCGTGCCAAGAATGTAAGAATCCCCGGACTGTATACTTTATAAACGTTTATTAACTGCTTGGAGTATTGTCTTATCCGGTAGGCTCGCCAGATCCGATGTATTGAATTCGTTACCAAATAGCTGTTTCGCACCAAAGAACGTTGGCTTTTTCATCGCATCCGT